AATCACATCGGTATCACCGTGCGATAGCTCAGTTGGTAGAGCATTGGATTGTAATTTTGAATTATTATAACTATTCGTTTAGTTGCTAAACTCCAAATGTCCTGTGATCAAAACACAGTCGTGCGACTCTTTCTCTCGTAACTCAATTGGTAGAGTGTAGGACTGTTAATCCTGAAGTAGGGGGGTCGAAACCCTCCGAGAGAGTTTTTTATTAAAATATACATAATAGTAAGAATGGGGTGTGTTTATAAAATTACATCACCGTCGGGTAAAGTATATATAGGTCAGACTGTAAAAACTTTACACGAACGTATTAAAGGGCATAAAAAAAGTAGTACGAACTGTACATTACTTAAAAGAGCTATAGATAAGTATGGCGATGAAATGAAATATGAATACATTGAATAAATACCTGATGAAATACTCGACGAAAGAGAAATATATTGGATAAGGGAATACAATTCATTAGCACCAAATGGATACAATTGTAGTTCAGGTGGAAACAATAAAAAGAAATTATCACAAACACTAAAAACCCGTATATCTAAGGGTATGTCAAATTACACTTTACATAAAAACGGGTATTTGGGTTCTGTACTTATGAGAGGTAATACTTATGTACCGAGAATAAAAATTAATAATAAAACCGTTTATTTGTCAAAGGGTTCGTTTAAAACTAAAGAAGAAGTTATAAATGTTTTAAAAGAATATACGAAAGATCCAGAAAACTTTGTTAAACCTTTAGGTTCAAATAAAAGAACGGTTGGATGTGTACATGTTTCGAGAAATAAATGGTATGTTCAACATAAACATAAACGTTTGGGAACGTTCAGAACGAAACACGAAGCTGAAACGTTTTTAAACACATATTTACAAAATTAGCAAACGATCGCAGTTTCGATTACTGTCGCGAGCATATTATATAGACGAGCTCGTGTGGCCAAGTGGTAAGGCATTTGTTTTGTATTAAATTATTTTTTACTAAATTTAATCTTTTTGTAAAAAATAAGTTTTAATTAATTTCTTCTAATTTTTGTTTTTGTTTCGGAATTCACCTTCAATTCTTAACTGTTCACTTTTTAATTCAATAGCCTTTTCCTGTAAGGCTTGTAAATGCTTTTTTACATCAATATATTGTTCGTTCATTATGGTACTATAATATCTTTATTTTTTAAGTATATTTAATATTTTACTCACCCCACCCAGTTCTCGCCATAGACGAAGGAACGGCCCACGGGTACCATTCGTCGTCTTGACCTACCATATTATACGCATCGATACCGATACGATTACATTTGGTACATATATCAAAATTATCATCAATAATCGTGTCTAACGCGAGACTCCGACATATTTCGTGTTTCTCAATCTCAAACTCGGTATAACTATTGGTCATGATAAGATCATCGAACGTATTGGGAAACCAGTACTCGAGCCATCTCTGAGTTTGGTCGCGCGCGTAACTTTGTCGACCGGTAACGATATATATTTTATCGGCGTGTTTGCGTAAATACCCCATTTGTTTACACGCACCGGGTAATGGTCTAAGTTTCGCGAACGCCTCCGATTCGTAAAAATCATGAACCATGTTTCGCGATTCGGTTTCGGTAATGTTAAACATATCTTTATAAATGTAGGCGTACTTTTGGGTGGTAGGCATTTTGTACCCACGGAACTTAGCCATGGGTTTGACGAACGAGACGAGAACTTCGTCGATATCAACAGCAACTCTTTTCATTTTATTCATTACAATATATTCACTCATAATCTCTAAATACTATTCCTATGGGAAACCTTGGTATCCCTAATTCCGTAAGGTTTTGGAACCGTACGGTAAGCATTTTCCCAAAATACTTTTCCTTATGTGCATAAAAATACTCTCTTTGTTCGATCGTACCTTCGGGTCGAACACAGAATGTACTCCCGCTTTCTGTTTTACAGACCCATACGACGGCATCTGCGTCACGACCGTGTCCCGTCTTTGCGTCTATGACTTCGTACTCCTCGGTCATAAAATCCTTAAACTTTAAAAGGTAATTACTTCGTTTCCCGTTTTCGTACACACTCATAGGTTCGCGAATCATCGTCCCCTCGTAGCCCTGTGAAACAAACTGGTCGTGGAACTGTTTCAAACACGTTTTCTTACGAACGAGTTTTGTTTCGACCGTAACATACTTTTTACGTTCCTCAAACGGTAAATGGGGACGTTTCATATCGAAATAATCAAAGACGTAAAAATCGAGCTGTTTCGGGTCGGTCTTAAACAAACTCGTAATTTCCTCGAACGTTTTTGTAGGATCATAACACTCGCCGTCGAGGTATTCGCCTTCGTTAAGACCTTTACCGAGATACTCGGTCCCGGGAACGAGTTTTCCCGTACGCGAAATACCTCCTTTATTCGATACGAGTAACCGAACCCCGTCGAGTTTTGGTTGAACATAAAACGGTTCCGAAATGTATTTTTTACGATCTTCCCATTTATTTGCTAACATCGGCATAACATCGGGAACCTGTAAATTTTTACATATGGTTTTTGCTCGTTTCAGTGCACTTTCGTACCCGAGCGGAACGTGTGTTGTTGAGATAGATTCTTTACCGTCAACAACACCTGTTGCTTTGATGATATTTGCGGTACCATCGGCGAGTTTTTGAACTCTGATAGACGTATACCTTTGGTTCCCGTTTTTATCGGTTTTAAAAACTGTTTCCATTATAGTAGATATGATTCCAGTTGTAGATTATAGTCGGATGGAACGACTTAGGCCTCCAGACGGCACTATTATTCCGCTCAACGCAAATACGATATGCATTTTCCTTATAATTGCGACCATAATTGGTTTGTATAAGAGACACATAGATTCCAGACCCGCAGGGTCTAGAAAAAGTCCCTAGTCCCCATCAAGATAATACGACCTCAGACCCCTACGGGGTCTGGAGTCGGGATTTTAATCACACGAATGTACCAAGCCATACTTAATACATTCATTCGGGTCTAAATAAATATCGCGTTTCATAAGTTTCTTAATTTTTTCATCGGGGATTGTCGTCTTTTCTTTGTATGTTTTTTTAATCATACTCATAAGTTTATCGCACGATTTCATTTCATCTTTCAATTCTTCGTATTTACCCCAGAACCCGTTCGTTGAAATTTGGTGTATCAATACGTGTGCATTTTTACCAATACGTCGTTCGTGACCACCCAGAAGTATGAACGATGCGGCCGAACAACATACCCCCTGTGCGATAGTAATAACCTTCACGCGGGCCTTTTCGAGTACATTCATAGCACTTAGTCCGACGAACAAATCGCCACCTTCGCTACAAATATGGATCCGTATAACCGGATCGTACCCTATGAGTTCGGCTTTCTTTTTAAGAAGTTCAATTTCGAGTTTCTTAAATTCTTCTATAAACTCTAAAATATCATCACCTGTAATTTCACCGTAATAGAGAATTTCATTACCAACAACGCGTGTTACTTTAAATTCGTGTTCTTGTTCGGGACCAGTCATTATTTCATTATAGACTATCATCTTTAATCAGTTTCTTGATTTTAGTCACGTCTCTTTGTTTGAGTTTGTTTTGTAAAGATAAATGATTCATAACATCGAAATCTTGGGGCGTCAGCGAATATTCCTTAAATTTTGAGACGTCGCCTTGTAAAGCATATTCGCGTAAAAGCATAAACTCTTGGTGTCCCATTTTTGTATTTGAACGTGCTTGAATATTCCGAACCTTTTGGTACCGCATTTTTTGGTTTCCAAACTTTGTCCAACAACTCCCGGGACGTATCTTTTCCGGTTTGATTAGATTTTTCATATATAGTTTCGGAATTTTTATGGCGTGTAAAACGAAATAGGGCATACAATCCCAATCGCCCTTATACAGTTCGGTATCGTACGTATCGGCCGAGACCAAACTGTCCATGATTTTATCATAATGGTCGGTTCCCGAATCGAGATAATTTTCGTGTACCGTATCCCAAATGTGTCCGTGCTCGTGTACTGTTTCTTCTATATCTATAGTGACCGGGGTACACAAAAGTTCCTCGATAAACTCTTTCGACGTTTTAAAAATATCCTTTACGTCCGTAAAATTAAGGTAACTAAAAAAGTTTCGTATATTTCCGCGACACTCTTCGGCGGCTAAACGTGCGCGTATGTGTCCGGGCTGAAGTCGCTCTATACTTTCCGGTTTTCGTTTAGGTATAAATAACATTTTAAAGTTTGGTAAAACGTGTACATTTTGGGACGTAACAACGAGTGGTCTCTTCGTGATCCGCTCACCTTCGGATACTGAATCTATTATACTTTTATACGTGTTATCGGTTTCATAATTTTCAATATAGGCGTATACATTCGAGTTTTTAATCGTATCCAAATAGATATCTTTTTTGGTTAAAACTTCATCATAAATTTCTATACTATTCGATTCATCGAGAACGCGATTCAGAATATATGATTTTCCAACGCCAGCCGCACCACATATAAACACATTTTTACCTTCTTCTAACAGTCTTTTAAGATCTTGTATTTCGCGGTCGTGAAGCGTGATCCCATCTTCTTTTTTTTGTCTTCGTATTATAACGAAGGAGTCCATGTCAAATGATAATGAAGATACTGATCTTGCTACTCAGGCTCTAGATATTATTATGGAAAATAATATACTTCAAACACGTGTTTTAGACCCTCTAAAAAGGAAGTTATTCCCTTACCTTTTGTGTATTACAGTCTTTAACTTTACTCTATTTATTATGGTGGCGTATCTTGTGAATCGTCTCTCGGTGATTCTGTAATGACCTCCATAAGTTCGGTTCGCTTACGTAATTCTTTCATAAGATCACCTTTCAAACTTACGAGTCCCTTAGTGTTTAAACTTGCTATCTCACTCTTCCGTTCTTCTACACCTTCGATATCGGCCTTGACAGTTCTCTTAACCGCCGAAACAGTTCCTCGTATCGCATCAAGTTCGTGTTTTAATTCGTTTTTTATCGCACTTCCCGGGGCGGCCTGTTTAAGTTTTGTCATGATAGAATTTTCCGCGATAGCCTTAAACGGTATGATAGGTTGTATATGCATGATTTCTGGTTTGAAGAATACGTTATCGTCTGGGAACTCCCTTTCAAATGCCTGAATTATGCTGTTGGGGACCGGTGGTGATTGTTCGATAAGACGATCGTATTCCGCGCGACAGTTTTCAACCATGATAGTACCGTCTTGTGTTCTCTCGGCAAGTGGGAGTGTTAATTCGAGACGAATTGTTCGCGAGAGTTTACCGTACTGAATTGAACTGACCCGATGACCTTCCATAAGTTCATTAATTTTAAGAAATTGCATGATTGTTGTCGCGATTGCGGTAATAAGATTTAGACCGCCAATAGCCGCAGGAACCATGGGACGAATAGATAAAGGGAACGTATCCTGAGCAAAGTTTGCCGTACCCGTCATCGTACTCACAATGATAATTGGTAGCGTAAACCGCATACTCAATTTTTTATACATGAGATATGCTTGATAGTTCATGAATCTATAGCAGGCAGCGGCTTCACCCCACGATTTAAGTATGATTTCTTGTTGTGGGTGCCATATTTTTGGAAGTTTTATTTTTTCTCTGTCCATACTAATAGATATGAACATTATTTTCTTCATTCACTTACTTTTTTTCATAACGATGTTGATTGTTCCGTTCATGAAGAATAAACATAACCTCGAATTTTACTCACTTCTTGTTCCGTTTATATTTTTTCATTGGTCGGTAAATGACGATACGTGCGCACTTACACAAATGGAAATGTACGTGACGGGCAATAGTAAAGATGAGACATTTTTTGGTCGAGTCGTGGGTCCAATTTATAAGATGGACGATAATGAAGCAAACAAATTGTTAAAATCACTTTTATTTGGTCTTTGGTTACTCGTACAGTTTAGACTCGGACGCATAGATTTAGGCCCCTTGTTTAATAAAAAATAATTGGTTATATAAATGAAGGTTAAAACGCAACAAAAAATATTGCTCATTGCGCTCGTCATTCTCGCCTCGGTAATAGTGTACCAAATACGTAACCCTATCGTTGTTAATAAACAGGTCCGTGTACCCGTAGGTGTCCCGGTCGAAGTTCCGGTTCAGATACCAATGGAACGCGAATTCCGCAAACCGCCAATTAAGGAGTATAAACCAGGGTATGTCCAACAAATGGGTCTTCTTGTAGGCCCGGACGAAGAGACGTTACCTTTATACGGTAAAGAAGTCAGGGGACGACGTGATCAATACCATTATTATACGACAACACCAGGTGAGCAAATATACCCACTCCCGGTAACACTCAATAACCGCGATTGTATGGACGATATCGGGTGTCAAGAACTTTATGGTAATGAATCTGTTTCGGTTTTAGGTAAAACAGGTTCATTCCAGACGAAACTGTATAGAACCGATGACTTTTTTTAATGTCATATATTATAAATGAAGATTGATACCCTGAAAAATGAAGCAAAACGTCTCGGCCTTCGTATAACGAAAAAGGTAAAGGGAAAACGTGTTGCTCTTACAGAAAATGAACTTAAAATGAAAATTCAAAGACGACGTGCGCCATCTTTGGAAATTCAGGTCCGCGAATCAAAAAAACTTTTACGAACGTGTAAATCGCTATTACGTTCACTCGAACCGGATACACCACGGGCTCCAAAGGCTCCACGGGCTCCAAAGGCTCCACAGGCTCCACGACCACCGGTCCCACCACGGGCTCCACAAAGACCCGTGAAACTCGAACCACGCGCAAATTTAATGATGGCGCTAAAGGCCAATCTCGAAAGGCGTGGTATCAAACAAAAGTTAAACCAAATTTCGTAGTTATAACTTTCTTAGCGCCCTCAATTTCAGGGTGACTCCATAAGAGCCATCTCGACCAGAACCCCGCGGTATAAAAACCTGATGTAGTCCAGTTTTCTTTATCGCTTCGAGAAACATCGAGCATATTTTTATGAATACGTTTGATATCCGTTTGTTTTTTTAGCGTAAAAGGAACTAAACCTCCGTGTCGTGATACGTATAAACGCATCCGTTCGGGATTTTTATGTTTCGTATAATCCGAGTACCCCTTGGCACCAAAATCGACCGTTTTCCCATTTTCAAAGGTAACACTAAACTTTTTATTAAATCGTGAACTTTTTTTTAATTTGACACGCATATATATTTATTTAACATATTTATTTTGTAATCTCGCGAGTGTATAGTGATGGTACAAGTGAATTAATCCAATCGCTAATGATATGTATACGACTGGATCTCGTCTGGCCCTTTTATTCAGGATAATTATAACAAGTGTCGTGAGTGTAACAGTGACTGGTAATGCAAATAGACCTATTTGAGTATTCGTCAAACCGATAAACCTTTTGTCTAATGTATTAATTTTATCGTCTTGTACTGGTGCGTAATATTCTTTTCCTTTATAACCCGGCATTTATTATAGTGTTATAAAAAAATGTGGATTTTTATGATACCAATCATGTTACTCATACACGATTATTTCAAAAACCCTATCGATCGACTTTATTTTCAAAGACCGTTACGTCCACTGATTGGTATACGAAATTCGCTGATTGATTTATTTTTTTATAAACCACACTATTCAGTCGACGATTTTAGTGGGCTTTGGCGTATACAAAAACACTTTTTTGATATAAAAAATGAATATGATACAGTATATAAAAATGCAAAGAAATATAATTTTCACGACATTGACCCGTGGTTCGCGTATAACGAGACGTATTATTACCATAAAATAAGTGATTTTCCAAAAACGGACGCATTTTTAAAAACAATTCCGTGTATCGATCGTGCCATGATTGCAGTCATGGAAGGACCTATATCTATACCGGCACACCGCGCCGAAAGTAATTTACAGTTACGGTACCATTTAACACTCGAAGGGACGAGTAATCTTGATACAGAGTTTGAGTTTCATAAACACGAACCGGGTGAATATATACTGTTTGATCATGCGAGATACCATAGTGTCGAAAAAATAGATTCGGGTAAACGCGTCGTTCTCATTTTAGATATTAATCGGTTTTAAAGGTGTTTTCGACATACAGCTTTATACATGTTATGATCCCCGACAAGTTCGAGTTCATCGTTTTGAACGATACGTTTCGTAAATGGACCGTGTGTTCCGTCCATACACTCCATACACATCGCCGATATTTTAAACACTTTATCGGCGAGAGGGATACAATCTATGAGTTCGCCAAACTTTCTCTGTTTATAATCCCCATCGAGTCCCGCGAGTAAAATAGTTTTACCCGAGTCGAGAACCTTTTCGACAAACTGTTTGAGTCCCGTAAAAAACTGAGCTTCGTCGATGGCTATAACATCGACGTCTGAAAAATCAACATCGTCGAGTATATCTGTCTTTATACACTCTAAACGGGCATTATCGTGTGTGCGTAAAACGTCCTCGGAGGCACGCGTATCCTTTTTTGAATTTATGACGAGAATACGTTTACCGATAACTTTGTATCGTTTTAAACGTCTGATAAGTTCGGACGTTTTTCCCGAAAACATGTTACCCATAATAATCTTCAGACTCATTTCTATTTATACTGATTATTTTTTTATATCATAATAGTATATGTTAAACCTTATTTTATTTGTTCTTCTATCGTTTACATTTAATCTTATAACAGGGTACTATGTTTCATATAAAAGAAATGTTAAGGAAAATGATAAAATATATGATTTAGGATTTAAACTTTTACCAAACCTCGAAAAGTACGATTATATTAACGATTATATATTGATTATACCGACACTCTTTTTGATTTATAATTTCGGTGGGTGGGCTAAAAATAAAAAACAAACATTTTTGATAACAATGGGTTTAATGTATTTATTTAGAACTTTAACAAATTATGTTACAACATTTCCCAGTATGAAAAAATGTGAACTTAAACCACCGTTTGGGTTTTGTAATGATTTTATGTTTTCTGGACATACAACATTTAACATAGTTATTTCATATTTTGTTAATGGTATATTATGGCCAATTTGGCCGATAATTACATCTATAATAACGATTGCTACGAGAGAACATTATAGTGTTGATGTATTAATAGCATGGCTTATATTTGGATCTTTACAATGTAGAATATAAATCTATCTATATTTCTACGTTTTTAAGTTTATAGTTATTCTCATTTCCATAAACTAACTTCTTGAACATATACTTTAAAAAGGGTGGAATCGCATTACCATTTTTAGTTAAGTCGGCTACACCTGGAAACATACACGAAAGTTTACGATAAAAGAGAGTACTGCGAAGTGAAGTATCCTTTGTAGCATCTCCAATTTTGTAATATTTATTCAAAAAATGTAATGTTTCCAAATCATCCTTATGAACTATTTTCATTTGAATTCTCTTATTATCGTTCTGTTTATTTATAGAACCAGAATGTATAAGGTCAGCATTAAAAAGAATCGCCTGACCAGGCGTACACTGAACACTCTCCAAAGACTTTGTTATATACATTATATTCCTTTCCTTATGACTTTTTGGAATTACATCGAGACACGATTCCATGGGTTCAAGGTAAAATATAATTGTATACGATGGATGTTTTAAAGACGGATTAAATACAGATCCACTTTCATCGCGGTGACATGTTGATACACTCGATTTTTCTATCGTATATATATAATCAGCGAAAACATATTCTTCACCGATATGATACATAATGTATTTCAATAAACCGCTATGATTATGAATAAATTTTTGAGCATCCGTATACTTCTTTGAGTTTATCAGACCAAGAATATAGTTTACTTCACTTTCTTCGAATATATCAACAACTTTATAACCTGTATCACCACCATCAGACTCTACAAATTTTATGGTATTTCCGGCTGTAAAATAAATGTAAAATAATATTAATATCAATATTAAAAATGTATTCCACATTCTTATTTATTTCTGAGATAATAATAATAGATGAACTTTAATACTTACGTTGTAAATTTGGATTCACAAAAGAAACGATACGAGGTTCAGGAAAATAAACTTAATGAGGTTGAGATTGTTACGTATGCCAATAAATCGCAAGGGATGTTCGAAGAACTTGTAAATAATAAATTTGATGTCCCTATAAAAGTTTTAGGTTGGGGTACCGAGTGGCATGGTTTTAGTGATAAATATAAAGGTATGCATAAATATCTCGAAAATAAGAATGACAATGACATTGTAATATTTCTCGATGGTTTTGATACAAAAATTAATAAAAATCCACGAGATGTTTTAGAACTCTTTAATAAATATAATTGTAAAGTTCTTGTATCAAAAGATCCAGTGCCATTTGGAATATTTTCAAGAATGGTTTTTGGTACATGTAAAGGTAAAACCACCGCTAATTCTGGTCTTTATATGGGATATGTAAAATATGTTAAACAGTTTATCGGTGAAGCTATAAGTATGAAATGTGAAGATGATCAGACAAATATGAATACATTATGTGAAAAGTTCGAATATATTAAGGTTGATGAAGATGAAAAGATTTTCAAGAACTTTGGACCAATGGATAAAGACGTGGAAATTAATACAGTGTTTGTATCTTATCCAGGTTCTCCGGGATTTGATCGTTATATTAGAACTATTTTTGAATATACTCAATTCGTATACATGTATATTTTATGTGTACTCATTTTGGGTCTTTCTTTATTCCCACAATATCAGCGTATATTATCGACACTTTTAATTTTTGTATTGAGTTTCTATATATTTTTTGCAGATAAATCATGTACTACAGACACATAAAGAAATAAATGCTGCGTTTACACTTTCCCTTTTATCGGGTGGACTAAAATTCTTAAAAATTAGTTCCTTATCATCGACTTTTATGAAATCGTATTTTTTACACAAAACATTCAAATTATATTGGTTTAATCAGTTGTACAACTTTTATCGGCGTAAAATACGTAAAACGACGTAAAAACTAATAACGAACCCAATAAATATTTTTGTTTTTTTGGAAAGAGTGCAAGTAGAGTGATATTTATTAACAAAATATAAATGTAATAAAACTGTAAATATTCTTTAGGTTGTCTTGATATTCTTTGTAAATTGATACTTCCTGGAAAAGAAATAAATGATGCGTTTACACTTTCCCTTTTATCGAGTGGGGCGAAATTTTTAAAAATTAATTCCTTATCATCGATTTTTATGAAATCATATTTTTTACATAAAACATTCAAATTATATTGGTCATCTAGACATTTCATTTGTACAGACTCTTTTAATAAAATTGTAAGATGTTTTACATAACCCATATACATACCAGCATTTGCTATGTCAGTATGTGTTTTTGCTTGGACCGCAAGAGGGTTTTTCGATACGAGTACTTTACAATCGTAACTCTTAAAAAGACTCTTAACGTTTGAACTATCTTTATTTATTTTTGTATCAAACCCATCGATAAAAACAATTATATCGTCATCACGTTTCGTTTTCATATATTCTAAAAGACCCTTAGACTTATCAGAATATCCATTCCATTTATTACCCATACCAAGAACTTTTACTTTAACGCCGTGTTCGTTATTTACAAGTTCTTCAAACATACCTGATGATTTAGTTGTATAAGTGACAACTTCTATTGACATTTATAATACAATTAGAATTTAAATTGTTTTAAAGAAATTGAACATAGTATAATAAAACATGGAAACACTCAGAATTAAACGGTTAACTCTCGACGCCACTTTACCGACGCGCGCCTCGCCTGGTTCGGTCGGGTACGATTTATACAGTATTGAAAACATGACAATTAATGCGTGCGAACGTGGTATTGTAAGTACGGGTATTTGTGCAACGATCCCCAAAGGTGTATATGGGCGTATCGCACCGAGATCGGGTCTAAGTGTAAAACACGGTATCCAAACGGGAGCCGGTGTAATTGACCCAGATTATACGGGTGAATTGAAGGTTATCTTGTTTAATCACGGGAGTGAATCCTTTGAAATTAAACAAGGCGATAGAATCGCACAATTGATTTTGGAGAAGTGTGAAACACCACTTATTGAAGAAGTCGATGAATTGAAAGAGACGAAACGTGGTGAACGTGGTTTTGGATCATCGGGGCATTAAAGTGCTGTATAGACCGGAAATATAATATATATTTTTGAATCCAAGTGATACAAGTTTCTCTGCCGCAACACGCGCCCTTTGTCCCGTGTTGCAGTAGACGAGTATTTCAGTTTTAGGTAATTTTTTGGTCGTTTTTTCGTTCATTGAAGTGACCGGTAAATGAATGGCACCGGGGTAGTGTCCCCTGTCATATTCAAAGTTTGTGCGAACATCAACAATCGCATTAATTTTTCCCGATTTTATCATTTTTCTAGCGTCGGCCGCAGATACATAGTTTGTTCCTGAAACACTGTATAAATAAAGGTATCCGATTGTTACCAAGAGTATTGGTATCATATATAAGTACCAAACTTTTTAGTTACCGAACGCGATACCCCCCATACCATTCTTAATCCTGAGAATGTTATAGTTGACCGCATACGCACGAATCATATCAATGTTTGCATTTGCAACAGAATCATCGTAATTAATATTTATCTTCGCGTTATCGATTCGGGAAAAGTTCAATGATCCCGATGGTTGAGACTTGTTCATGGTAAGACAGAATGGCCACGTATAAATTTGTTCATCGTCTACTGTGTTGTTAAGAATCGAACAGTGTCTCGATGGAACAACGTTTCTGTGGTATTCATGTGTCATATTTTCAAAGAGTGGAACACCGTTAATAAACATAGACGCACTCGTGAAAGTGTATGCCGTTGCCAGGTTATTACCCGCAGCTATATGAACGGCCTTTACTGGATGATTAAAATAAGTCAAATCAACTGACGTATCGGAAGCAGTCATTGGTTGGTATTGTGTTTGTGTAATGAGAAGTTCATGTTCACCGGTCGCAAAGAATTCACGTTCTTCTGTATCTAAAAACAGATACGAACCGTATACTTTTGGTGAAGATCCCAAATTAAACGTACCATTTCTACACTTAATTCGAATTTCAACTTCGTGGTATTGAAGACCGACAAGTGGTAAAGATTTTGTCCAATCTTCACTAAAAAAGAATGGAATTATGTAACTACCGTTAGAAGCATTAGGACCTTGGTCTTGAGTCGTCATGGCACACGACGCTTTCGCCGAAGATTCGTTATATAACGTATTCTGTACGGTATTAATGAAAAGTGTATCCAGTTTGGTAACTTCTTGACCACCAATGTAAAGAGTAAACTCGGTTGGTGAAGTTTCATCGGATGTCGCATTTGCTGATTTAAAAATAGAATCGTTGTGATTATTATTGTTAATGTTGGCATTTTCAATCCAAATATAACTCAAGAGATCACCTTTCGATTTGATAGGGATAGATACTTCATTACCTGAAGCGAATGTACCAATATAATCCAATCTTTCAGGTTTAATGGCGAAGTTCGTGTGACGTTTATAGTTTTGTCTAAAAAAAGAGACTTCTGGGTTTCCCGTGATATAGACATCCTGGGCACCGATGGAGACAAGGTCAATCAAGGCAGCTGACATATTTACTACTATACGATATTAAAAAAATCCGGCGATAACGAAGTAAGATAAAATGGTCGTTTTCCAAGTACTCACCTGGGAAACACAAGACACTGAAGACGAACACCTGATTAGTATTTTTGGTAAAACACAGGAAGGTAAATCTGTATGTGTGACGACAAGTTTCACGCCGTACTTTTTCCTGAAACTCCCTAAGAAAACATCACAATTGGACGTTCGTAATTTATATACAAAAATTAGTAAAGCGCGTCCTGAATGTTTAGTCGGGTACGACATAGTTCAAGCAAAAGATGTTTGGGGGTTTCAGAATAACGAACAATTTGCATTCATGCAATTAAATTTCAAGAATTTGGAGGCGAGACGGAAGGTTAACGGGTCTCTGAAATATATGGATCTGGATGAAATTAATAAATCGTCTCTGTATACATACGAATATAACCTCGACCCTGTCCTGAGATTGATGCATAGAACCGGAATTCAATCTACGGGTTGGATGGATTCTGGTGAGGATTGTGTTCGTACGAATCTCGCACACGTAAACATAGACTTATTCTGTAATAATTGGAAAACACTTACACCGGTCGATACACCCGAAACAGCACCTTTTGTTGTTGCATCCGTAGATATCGAGTGTAATAGTTCGACTGGAAAGTTTCCCGATGCGGATGTTCGTAACGACGCATGTTTTCAAATCGCGATCTCTCTGACACACTTTGGTTCCGAAATACCGTATGATAAGACGTGCCTCTGTTATAAGAAAACCGATCCGAACCTCGAGGGGTGTACGATTACGAGTTTTGCGACAGAGAGGGAAATGCTTATGGCGTTCCGTGAATATATAATGCGTCACGATGTTGATATCATTACCGGCTGGAACATATTTGGATTTGATATGGAATATATTATGAAACGTGCGAGAATGACTGGGTGCGATTCATCATTCTATGAATTGAGTAAGCTTAAGAACCATAGTTGCGAACTTAAATATAAAAAATTGTCATCGAGTGCACTCGGTGATAACGATCTTAAAATCGTGCCTATGCCCGGTAGGTTTATTTTTGATTTATTTCACGAAGTAAAAAAGGGATATAAACTTGATTCGTATAAACTCGATAACGTTTCTAAACTGTACCTCGGTGATAATAAAATTGATATGCCACCTAAAGAAATGTTTGCGCGTTATAACGAAGGGGACCCCATAAAATTACGTGAAGTCGCCGAATACTGTATCAAAGATACACTTTTACCACACCGCCTACTCTCAAAATTGTGTATTCTTATCAATTTACTGGAGATGGCTAAAGCAACGTGGGTTCCGTTATGTTACTTGGTAGAAAGGGGACAACAAATCAAAGTGTTTAGTTTATTAACGAAAAAGGCGCGTGAAACTGGGTATATGGTCCCGTCACTCCCGTGGGGGTATTCGTCGGACGTTGGATACGAAGGTGCGACCGTTCTCGAAGCGCAAAAGGGTGCGTATTATACACCGATTACGGCACTTGATTTTGAGGGTCTCTATCCATCTATCATGATGGCGCACAATTTGTGTTATTCAACACTGGTGATGGACGATAGAAGATACGGAAATATACCTGGCATAACGTACGAAACGTTCGGCGACTATAAATTTGCACAAGATGTCCCGAGTCTTTTACCCAGTATTCTTTTGGAATTGAAACAGTTTCGTAAACAGGCAAAAAAGGATATGGCAAAGTCGACCGGTGCCTTGAAAGAAATGTATAATGGTAAGCAATTGGCCTATAAAGTATCGATGAACTCGGTATACGGTTTTACGGGTGCGTCGAAGGGTATGTTGCCGTGTGTCCAAATTGCATCTACCGTAACCATGAAAGGTCGGAGTATGATTGACGAAACAAAGGAGTACGTGGAAAAGAATTTTCCGGGCTCGAAGGTAAGGTACGGAGATTCAGTGACACCGGATACACCTTTACTTATTCGCCAAAACGGTATTGTACATACGTGTCGCATTGATTCACTCGTAAATGAATATACTTTACGTGATGACGGTAAGGAAATTGGTATGATACATGCGGATGTATGGACCGAAAATGGGTTTACACCAATTCAACAAATTGTTCGTCACAAAACCAATAAAAATATTCATCGCGTTGTAACACATACCGGTATAGTTGATGTTACTGAAGATCATAGTCTTCTATTGGAAAATAAAGAGATGATAAGACCAACACAGGTATGTATAGGAACATCATTACTTCACGGAAATTGTGTTGATTCTGTGGCACACGAATATCCGAGTGTATCAATTGAAGAAGCGAAAGTTATGGGATTTTTCTTTGGTGATGGGTCGTGTGGTACATATAGATGTAAATCTGGTGTAAAGAGTACGTGGGCTTTGAATAATTCAAATATGGAATATTTAAAAGAAATGCAAAAATTGTGTCCGTTTGAAACGAAAATATATGATACGATCAAAAGTTCTGGTGTCTATAAACTTAATGCTAAAGGTATGGTCGTAGATATTGTAAAACGATATAGAAAATTATTTTATAATGAACATAAGGAAAAGGTGATCCCCCCTTGTATTTTAAATACAACGCACGATATTATAAAATCTTTCGTCGATGGATATTATATGGCCGATGGTGACAAGGATGAACACGGGTATATACGTATGGATGTAAAAGGTAAAGAGGGTTCAATGGGAATGTATATATTGGGTAGAAAACTTGGTTATAATGTTTCAATAAATACACGAAGTGATAAACAATTAATTTTTAGACAAACATGGACAAAGTCTTTACAAAGAAAATCTCCTACAAAAATTAAAAAACTCGAATGTTTGGGTGTGACCGATGGGTACGTATACGATTTAACAACAAAATCACACCATTTTCATGTTGGACCAGGTGATCTCGTAGTACATAACACTGATTCTGTTATGGTTGAATTTGATGTTGGAAATCGCACCGGAAAGGAAGCAATTGAGTATAGTTGGGAAATTGGTGAACGCGCTGCCGAAGAGTGCACAAAACTTTTCAAAGCGCCTAATAATCTCGAACTTGAAAAGGTATATTGTCCATACTTTTTGTATTCAAAAAAACGGTACGCGGCAAAACTATGGACAAAGGGTAAAGATGGGAATATGCACATGGACTATATAGATGTGAAGGGTCTCCAATTGGTGAGACGGGATAATACACCACACATGCGCGAAGTGTGTAAAGAACTTCTGGACGTTGTTTTGGGAAGTAGTGATACGGGACCACCGAAAGCACTCGCACTCCAACGTGCCATCGAATTAATTGAAGGTGACGTACCGAACGAAAAACTTGTGTTAAGTCAAGGTCTTTCGGATTCGTATAAGTCGCAAAATTTAGCCCACGTCCAAGTTCGAAACAAAATGCGTGAGCGACAACCCGGATCAGAACCACAATCCGGCGACCGAGTACCTTATATTCTTCTCGATACGGGTGATCCAAAGGCAAAGGCATACGAAAAAGCCGAAGATCCTAAATACGCAAAGGAACACAATTTGAAAGTGGATTATAATTATTATTTCATAAACAAATTTCTAAATCCGGTATGTGATTTAATAGAACCACTTTTCGATAATCCGAAAGAAGAAATATTTGGCGAACTTTTGACGCGCGTTAAACCAACACGTAGAACAAAGAAAGAGGCCGCCGTAGATACGACACAGAAAAAAATTAGTGACTTATTCAAACCACTTAAAAAATAATAGCGTATATAAAATATGTGCTCGAGAAAATTGCAAACACTTTTCGACGAAGAAGTCGAAACGGAGGTATATAGACGTATGGTCAAGCAAATACAAAATATTTCGGTTAAATATTCAATAAATCTCAAACTGTTACTCACAGATATACCAAACCCGTTACATTTTTGTAAAGGATTTAAAAAAGATGGTAATCCGTGTCTTGCAAGAGCAAAAATGAACGGTATGTGCGGAAGTCATATAGATCAACCTCAACTCAAAGGACCTATAGAAATGGTCTCAAAAAATAGTTTAGGTATTAGACATACGCATAGTTTACTCGAGTGTATTTTCAAAGCGGGGTGTCCGGCATGCGAAGTATCAAAAAAGGGGTTTAGAGATTTGCGTGGAATTATGTAATAATGAACAAATCAGCTATTCTACTAACATCGATAGACACATTTTATAATATTCCCGAGAATAGAGCTATACTTTTAGACATTTTAAATAAATCGGGGGGTATTTCTTTAAGAAACCTTGAATGGTTTATAACAAACTATTCAAAGAAAAACAATTTATCATACAAAACGAACGACGGTAAAATATTTAGTGTACACTGTGCGTACAAATCAAGTTTAGATGGGTATAGTAAAAAATTATTTGATCCGTTTTGCCGATCGTCAAAAATATCCTATACCGTACCGGGATCATCTGATGAAATACATACGACCGTAGCACAGTTGAATTTCATTAGATGGTGTATAAAAAATAATATAATCGAGTATATTCGTGATAATAAAAACGCGCTATTTTCTAAACAAGAGTCATAACACCATTTTCAAACATGAATGTTTGGTACCCTACATAATAAAGGTGAAGTGTATAATCACTCGTAAGTCCTGGTGCCATTGTCACATCTAAAACGGTCATATTGGATTGTAACTGCGTAAAGTCTAACATTCCCGATGGTTCCACATTAATCGGATTCATCGAGAATGCATACGTATAAATATTTCTGAAAGGTCGTGATAAACGACTCATAAATGGGACTACATATTTAAAATATTTATGGTCAGTATCTTGAACATTTGGTATATCTTGACCATTTACGTATATCTTTGCACTCGTCATTGGTGGATTATAAAATTCGTTCGTTATAGAATATTCTAGATTCGAAGAAAAGTTGTATCTATTTGCAAATACATTTGCGAGTAGAGTTGTTCCACCTGTATATACAGTTTCATCTTCGAACGCCTTTTGTCTAAAAAACCAATTCAGGGTTTTTACCGGAATATTCGGAACAAGTTCAAGTTTTGCGTTTAGTGTACCGGCGGGAATATCTAAAGTTGGGTGTTTTGTAACAATATCCGTAACTAAAACGTGTCTTTTACTCGTTATATATGCGCGTTCACTTGGTTCGAGGGTTATTTCTTCGGTCACAATTTGAAAACTATTAATCGTAAGTATATCGGTTTCATTTGTGAAGAATTGTTGATTATGAAACTCCAAATCAAATTGTAGTTTCTGTTTATTTATAGCACACAGTGGAAAATACGGTCTATTTGGTTTATTTGTTTCATATTCATCACTTTCATACTTACGCGAAAAGAGTAAAGGTATAGGGATAAAAACACGCGATTTAGATTGTGCTAAAACTTGATTACCAGGTAATAAAGATGTATCTTCTGCATTATTTCTATTTACGGTATACCTTTTCGTGCGCTTTTCCGATTCATCGAGGTATAATTCATCATAAATGATTCCCCAATCATCGTGGAATATTTCAATAACCGTTTCGTCGACGCGCATAGTTACCGACTTTAAAATGTGTCGTCCAACCTGATCGGCATAATAACTATCACTACCAGTTAAAGCTGGTAATTCTATCGATACATACATATTTGCTAAAAGATCACCCATATTTCGTGGATTGAGTGTGATTTTTACGGTATCACCAAACGGCCATGTAGATGAAGATGTTCCGGGTTTATTTACACTAAAATTTTTATGAAACTTTGTAAAGTTTGAGTGCTGTTTTGGTTCATACTTAAAGAGTGAATGAATAGGATCATCATCCAAAAGGTATGTATCCTGTTTACCAATTGCATTAAGTGATAGTATAGCACCGGTATCTGGGCCAGATGTATCGCACATACTTACTACTTATTGTTTATATATTTTTAAATCACTTTTCCACATATCGATGTGATTTGTATTTTGGAGTATATCGAGTTCGGTTTTTGTTTTTATCGTATCTTCCCTGAGACTTTGCACGGCCTCGAGTGTGTACTGATACGTCTTGATATTCAAGAGATAGTCGTATGAACCATCAATTTTATGGAACATCTTCTCCATTTCAGATTCGAGTTCGGACCGTTTACGTTTGAAAACAATCAGTTTTTCGTGTATGACCATATCGACAAACCTCGACATATTTTCCAGTTTTTTGGTCTTTTCTTTTAAGACATGAATAAGGTACGCCTTTCTTTTCTTGTACGTTTCGGTCCGTATTTTAACAAAGTCTGTAAGAATTTCTTCTGGACTTTCGTATTTATGGATACCCCTCGTTGGGTGAAATAAGTGCATATTTGATACGTGAAATGTCTTTTGAAGTTTAAAATCCTTTACGATATCCTTACCCGTATACCCCTCGATAACGAAATCAACATTTTCGGTAGTGCTGTTATTGACATAATTTGCGATATTCTTTTTATCCATGAGTGTATCAAGATACTCTTTGTATTCCTGTGTCCACCGACCCGGTGGAAGTTCGGTAATTTTTATTTTATTACCTGCCTGTGTCCATACACCTTCAGTGACCCAAAACCCTTCGTCGTTACTGAAAACACGTCCCTTGAATTTATCAAACCATGGTTTCATGGGAACGAGATTTTCACCATCAATAACCCTATTTATATTCGCACATATATCTTCGGGATTAAACGGTGGTATATACGAACTGAAACCTGTCCCTATACCTTCTGTACCATTTACCAAAACGGTCGGTAAAATTGGAACGTAATATTCTGGTTCAATTTGTTTACCGTCATCATCTAAGTATTTCAAAACTGGATCATCTTTCGCATCAAAGAGTGTTCTCGCACTTTTAGTAAGTTTCGTGAATATATACCTCGTTTGACTCGCATCTTTACCACCCATAAGTCTCGTACCGAATTGACCACACGGTTCGAGTAAATTAATATTGTTTGAACCCATAAAATTGTGTGCCAATTTTACAATCGTATCGGCCAAAGACACTTCACCGTGGTGGTACGATGTTTTTTCGGAGACGTAGGCCGCTAATTGGGCGACCTTCATTTCGGATGTAAGATTTTTAGCGAAACACGCGTATAAGACTTTTCTTTGTGACGGTTTCAAACCATCTGAAACGTGTGCGATAGACCTTTTCAAATCCGCGAGACTGAAATTGACGAGATCTTTATGAATGAAATCCGATATATTGAGACGCTCAACGTTTCCGTAAGGAACTTCAAGTTCAGACGCCTTCTTTTCTGTACTTTCGAGGAGCCACGTTTTTCGTAAATCTGATTTTGTCTTGTCGAACGCGAGAATTATTGATTCGTCCATGGAATCATCCGCATCAAATTGAACCGTAAGTTCTTTTATCTTTTTGAAATATTCGCGTGCCTCTGCCGATGTGGATGTACCGAGACCCTTGTAATATTTGATTTTCCATCCCTGCTTACCACTTCCATACCACTGTCTAAACGTTGAGTCGGTATAGAACGATTTTGTCTCCGACCCTTTCGACGCCTTTATAATCGGGGTGACCATACTGACAAGAAATTTTAATTCGAGTAAACTCGGCCAAAAATAATGAATCATGTTAAGTATGAGTCCTTTGATATGACTCCCGTCGTTATCTGCATCCGTCATGATCATGAGACGCCCGTAACGAAGTTCAGACAGCGATGTATATACTTTACCTTGTTGTAATCCCAAAATCTTTTTGAGATCGTTAAACTCTTTGTTTTCCGTAAGCTGTTTGACACTTGCGTCCCTCACGTTTTTACACTTACCCCGGAGAGGAAATACCCCATAATGGTCTCGACCAACAACCGAAAGACCGGCAATTGCAAGTGTTTTCGCAGAATCCCCTTCAGTTACGATAAGCGTACACTTTTCGGAGTGTGCCGTACCCGCCTTGTTCGCATCATCAAGTTTTGGGATACCCGTTATTTTTGATTTACGAGACCCATCTGTTTTTTTGAGTTCTTTCATTTCACGGAACTTTGATAATGATAAGAGTTCGGCTTGAATACCCGTCTTTAAAATGTTTTTTATAAACGTCTTTGGTGGTTCAAATTTACTCCCGAAATCTTGTGGTTTGAGTGTACACTCGGATTTAACCTGACTACTGAAACTTGGATTGACGAGTGTTGCTTTTACAAAAACAAAAAACGCATTTTTAACCTGTTGTGGGCGAAGTTTTATCTTTTTTGCCATATCTTCAATGATACCATTTGCAATAGTACCCGAAACGTGATCGACGTGTGATCCACCTTTTGTCGTACAAATACCATTTACAAATGATACATGTTCGAAGCCGTCTTCGGATGGTGCAATACAGACCGACCAACGTTCACTCGTAAAGGTACACATTTCATCTGATTTCGTATACATTTTGGCGTACGCGTTAAAGGCACACTTTGGTAAAAGTTCGTCTTGAAACTTCACTTTACAGTTCTGCGATGTACATATATTTGCATCGTGTACCCGTTTCTCAAAAATCTTATATATGGAATCATCCATTTCGGTCATACCGAACCGTGCCCAATCAGGTATGAATGATACACAAACACTCGATGTCGTTCCAGCATACTTTTTTATTTTGGGTGGTTGACATTTTTTCATATTATCACTCCATTCCTGTGTATATACACTCTTGTTTTCACCATCTTTTATCTTTATAGAAAACTTTGTCGAATAAACATTCGTAAGTTTCGCGCCGTAGCCGTTACGACCACCAACAACCCGTTCCTGTGTATCGTCATAGTTCGTACTCGTAAGTAAATGACCAAACGTTAATTCGGGATTCCATATATCTTCCTTTTCGTGCATTTTAATAGCGATACCCCCGAGTGGGCCGTTATTTTCAATCGTTATTTCACCACTCGTTTTGTCGATTGAAACACTGAGTGACGTTACATTTTTTGGATACATGGAATTACGATCGATCGCATTTACCAATATTTCATCGAATATTTTTAAAAGTGCTGGCGAATAAACAACCATTTTCTTTTCAAACGTACCATTTTCGTGAATCCAGTAGGGTTCACCAACACGTGAAACTGGACCGACGTACGAATCCGGACGTTTCAGTATATGTTCCACGTGTGTAAGTTTTTGGATACTTTCACCCATTTTATATATTTTTTAATCATCGTGGTTCTTACTTAAGTATCTTTTTAACCCGTCAAACCAGAACAGTATTTCTTCCCTTGATTTTGATTTCGGTCTTGAACAAATATTTTTTGTACGACCACATTCACGAGCACGTAATTTCACGGGGTCAATTTTATATGAATTGAGATGACACGCATAACAAACACGTTTCAATGTCGTATTTATAAATTTATAATACTCTTCGTTATTAAATATAAAAATCGGACGTAATTTTCTATATTTTCGTACGATGATACGTTCTTCGGAGCTGCGTGTGTGAACACAAGGTTCTAGTGGGCATTCACACAAATAACATTCCTTAGTCCACTTGATATACATACTACCATATATTGTGTTCTATTTTTTAACCTAAGTTATTTTTATTTATAAAAAAGATAAGTAAAAATGTCTCAATATTTCCGAACGTGTACCATTCAAACAAATTTTAGTGATACTAAAAATGTACTCACTAAAAAACATCAATCGAATGTTCAAAACTACGAAGATTGCTTACGTATATCTAAGAATCTGAATATAACTCGTAAAACGCCCGAAGAAATGGCGTGTATAATAGATAAAATGAGAAAAAGAAAAATTGAATGTCAGAACAAAAAACCTATACAGGTTATACATTCCATACCGGAAAAACCGGTGTATGCAACTAAAATATGTCAGGCCTTCACTTTATCAGGCAAGAAGTGTGCATTCAAAGCGGTATGCGGGTGTTATTGTAAAAAACACAAAATTGATGATACTGATGTGTTGGGAACGAAGCCAAAAATAAATATTCCATTATTATAAATGTTAGATCAGGAAACACTTAGACCCGTCATAATAGCAATGGCACTTTATCTTGCAATTTCAAAAATCGTACCGGAACTTATTAAGAAGCCAACTAATATTAAATTTATCGATGATATCATTGCCATGCTCATTGTACAAAGAGGCTCTCTCATGTCAGGAGCCATTTTAACTGGTATCATTAGCTTCCTCACTAATTACATCACCGATGAATTCATGTAATACACTTTCTCTACTCGTCAACACACGCGTCCTCGGGTGATCCATATACCGCAGTTTCTTGGTATATGCATCTTCCATAAATTCATGAAGTTGATCTTCGTCAGGTTTTCCCCATTGCATACCCGCCTTAAATAGAAAATCGTCCTTGACCAAATATTGGAGACCACACTTTATCATATATGGTGTTTCAATATATTCGGGTGCACCCCCGTATTCTGTTATGATAACGGGTTTGTTTCGCAATGCAGCTTCGACCGCACCCATACCAACACCTTCGGAACTCGAAAAACTTACGTAACAATCACATCGCGCGTGTATATTTTCCATCTCTTCGTCCGATAGTAACCCATTTATGATTTCAACATTTGGTATACGTGCTAATACCGGTTCTTTACACGTCGCTTTGATAACCAGACGTGCATCGTGTTTATTCATACGAACAAACGTTTCTAAAATTTTATTAAAATTTTTACGTGGATCGTATACATTACCTATATGATAAAATGTATATGGTCTTTTATCTGGTATATGAACATGTATAATATAAAACTTAATATCGGGAAACTGACTTGAAAACACACGACGACAAAATTCACTCGGTACTGCAATTTTATCAAATAATGCAAAGAGTTTACCGTAATCTTCGTGGACCGTTTCAGTTTCACAGACGGTCATACATATGACATCTTTGATTTTCCGTTTAATCTCGGGTATTTTATCCAGCCAGTACGGTATAGGTAACGCAAAAATGAACGCCTTTTCGGACTCGGGTATTTCTTCTTGAATCTGTATATATTTACTCCTGGGAAAAAGGTCCATATATTTTTTACAGTGTTGTCCTATACCCGATAAAAGTGTAGGACCAATGAATAACATTTAATATAAAGATAATATTTCTTTTATATATATTACGCGATGGACTCTATCAGAAAACAAATTGATGCTGCACTCCAGCGACCAAAAATTAACAAGGAAACTATGTATGGTATTATCAGACAGATACTAGATGTTATTGAACAACAGACCCCAGTCGCTGAACCAGTCGCTGAACCAGTCGCTGAACCGGTCGCTGAACCGGTCGCTGAACCAGTCGAAACTCCAGAAGAGGTTCCAGTCGAGACCCCAAAGAAGAAAGTAGTCAGACGAGTCGTTAAAAAGGCGGTCGTATAACCGGTCGTAGACTCATTGGTAGACCCATTGGTAGACTCGGTGGTTTAATTTTGTTTTTTATAAAGTAAAATCCACCTATAAGCAAACTTATAA